CAGAGAGAGTAGATCTAAGGGGTGTGCGACTGCTCCCTGGCGGTCGCGCACACCCAGATTGAGGACGTGATGAAACGACTAGCAGCACTCCACACAGCAGGCGAGATCACAGACCAGCAGTTCGCGATAGCCCTGTTTGTGTGTTCAGCGCCCAACGCTGACACCACCACCCAGGCGCTGACCTCGATTTTCGCGGGATCGGCTCGCTCGCTACAGCGCGCACTGAAGGGTTTAGTCGACGCAGGAGTGCTCGAGCGCGTCAGCGCTGGCCCGCGTTCGTACTGCTATCGAGCCGCAGTGGTCACCAGGCCACCCGCACCGAAGACCCACCACCGATCGGTGGAGGTGCCAGCCCGCTGGGTTCAGGCGCTCGCTCCACACCAGCGGAGCGCACCCCAGCGCGTAAAATCGACAGTCCGTGATAGACTTCAGGTGTTCCTCGCACGGACACAGCCCAGCGAGATCAGCCCAGAGATCTGGGAGGCGATCCACCGCGCCCGATTCCCTTGGGGCTACGTCGCGCAGCTCCTCACCCGCGAGGGTGAGCTGAAGCCCCACGCTCGAGCACCCGAGCGAACAGCCAGCGACACACCAACCCAACACAGAGCGACACCCCAACCCCACACAGAGGAGGACATCGAGTGGCTACTCGAACAGCAGATCGCGAAATTTCGCACCTCAAGTTAGAACCGCCCAGCGCCGTCGAGGCCGAGCGGCACGTGTTAGGAGGGCTACTGCTACAGCCCGAGCACTGGCCCGAGCTCAGCGACAGACTCACACCCGAACACTTCTACGATTTCAGGCACCAGTACGTGTGGAGAGCGATGGCAGCCGCACACCGCGAGCACGGCTCGATCGACCTGGGGACGGTGGTTACCGTCGCAGCCCAGTGGATTGATAACCTTGGTGGCCTGCCGTACGTGACGGAACTCTCTGACCACATCACCGCGATCGGGCCTACCTACTACGCTGGCCTAGTGGAAGACGCATTTCGCCGACGATCGGTGTGGCTGGCCACGGCTCGCGTACACCACGACGTTACGTCGGCACTCACAGCGAGCCACGCTCTCGACCTGCTTACCCAGGCCGCCGAGGAGGAGGCGAACCGAGTCCCAGCCGAGCCCCAGACGATGCACACGATACTGGGTGCTACCTGGGACGCGATCCGAGAGTACCAGTACGGCGCAGCCGGGCTGGTGAAATCGGGCCTCAGCCAGCTAGACGAACTCCTCGTGGTGCTACCGCCCGATCTCGTGGTTGTCGCTGCACGGCCAGGCCAGGGGAAAACCGCGTTCGCGCTACAGTGGGCACGCCACATCCTGAGCGAGGGCGGGCGTGTCGGGTTCGTCTCGCTCGAGATGGCCGCCACGCAGCTTGCCATGCGCTGGCTCTCGAGCATGTCAGGCGTCAGCACTGCCGACATGCGACGCCAGCGCGGGATCGACGTTAGCCGCTACGACAGTTTGACACGAGCCACTGAACGGATGCAGGGCTGGGATCTCTGCCTGGACGATGGAGCCGAGCAGACGATTGGAGAAATACGGGCCCAGGTGCGACAGTGGCACCGCAAGAAGCCACTCAACCTCCTGATCGTCGACTACTTCCAGCTTCTCAGCGGCGTGGGCGAGTACCACAGCCGCGAGAACGAGCTCGCCGATTGCAGTCGGCAGCTCAAGGCGCTTGCGAAGGAGCTCTCGATCCCAGTGCTCCTCCTGTGCCAGATGAACCGTGGCATCGAGAAGCGCGTGAGCCGTTCCAACCCGAACCCCAGGCCCACGAAAGCAGATCTCAGAGAGACGGGCCAGCTCGAGCAGGACGCCGACGCGATCCTGTTCCTTCACGAGGAAGACGGCCAGGAAATGATCTTGATCGACAAGCAACGCCAAGGCCAGGCACCTGCCGAGGCCTACATCCGATTCGACCGCACACGACAGATTTTCACATGAGGAGAGACACAGTGACAGAGCGACAGTACCACCCCGTAGCGAACCTGTTCCCGCTGCTCAGCGGCGAGGAGTTCGACGCCCTCACTAACGACATCGCAGAGCACGGACTCAGAGACCCGATCTGCCTTCACACCAACGGATCGATCATCGACGGACGCAACCGCTATAGAGCGTGTCTCGCCGCTGGCGTGAAGCCGGACTTCTACACGTTTGACGGCACCGACGCGGAGCTCCTGCCGTACGTGCTCAGCCTGAACCTGCACCGGCGCCATCTGAACCCCACCCAGCTTGGCTTCGTCGGCGCTGAGGTGGAGGAGTACTACGCGATCGAGGCGAGGAAGCGCCAGGCGCACGGCATGACAGCGCCAGGAGCAACGCTTCGGGCACATGTGCCCGAAGCGTCTGGGGACAACAGTGAAAAGCGCAGAGCTCGCAACCAAGCTGCCGAGGCCATCGGTACCAGCGCACGCACAATCGCTAACGCCAAAAAGCTGAAGCGCGAAGCCGCACCCGAGATCGTGTCAGCCTGCATCGACGGTACGCTTCGAGCCCGTGATGCTGTTGAGATCCTGGATCTGACGCATGACGAACAGCGCCAGTGTCTCGAGGCCGTTCAGCAGGGGGAGGCTCGCACCGTCACGAAGGCAAAAAAGCAGCAGCGCAACCAGGCCAAACGCGAAGCCGCACAGGCGCTCCGTCACACCAGCCCAGACACCTACAACGTCCTTTACTGCGATCCACCCTGGCAGTACTCGAACTCAGGGGTGGCCGGGGCAGCCTCGAACCACTACCCCACGATGCCCACAGACGAGCTCTGCGACTTCCTGGGCCAGTCAGGAATCCAGGTGGCCGAGAACGCTGTGCTTTTCATGTGGGTGACTGTTACCCACGTTCCCGATGCTCTCGAGATCTTGCGAGCGTGGGGCTTCCAGTACAAGACCCAGATGGTCTGGGTGAAATCGAACCGTGTCGGCACCGGCGCGGGCACTGGGTTCTACGTCAGGGGGCAACACGAACTTTTACTAATCGCGACACGCGGATCCATGCTGCCGCTTGATCGCTCCGTCGCTGTGGGCAGCGTCCACAGCGAGCCCACTCGCGAGCACAGCCGCAAGCCCGACGCCTACTACGAGATGATCGAGTCTCTGTATCCTGACTGCTCGCGGATCGAGATCTTCGCACGCACACAACGAGAGGGGTGGGCCAGCTATGGCAACGAGACGCGCAAATTTTAGAGACTCGCCAGAGTTCGAGCGGGGTCACCGTGGTGAGCGCATGGTAGCCGCTCTACTGCGTGATCGAGGCTATGCTGTGATCCCTACCTACGACTACACCACAGCCCAGGAGCGTGCGCCGCTCCTTCAGTCACACCAAGGCGCTTTGGTCCTGCCTGATCTCGACGTGTCGACGCCAGCCGCGCGATTCTGGGTAGAGGTGAAGGTCCACAACGACGCAGCCTTGAACAAACGACACGATTGCAAGGTCCACGGCGTCAAGCTCCGACACGCCCACAACTACGCGCAGGTCTCACAAATCACACAGGCCCGTGTTAGGCTGGCGATCGTAGAGCTCAAAACTGTCAGCCTTCTCACTGCATGGCTAGACGAGCTCGAGCCGATCGACTGTTTGTGTAATGACTGCTGCCAGACGCTCAGCCCTGAGTGTCTGCGCTACTACCGGCGCGATCAGTTCCTGGCAAGGCCACTCGACCAACGCTACAGGAGGATGCTTTGACACAGACACACGTGAAGACAGAGGTACGCTACTGCGAGCGCCGTGGGTGTCTGGTGCTGGACTATTGGTTCCGTACCGAGACCGGGCAGCTCACCCGGCACACCCGCAAGCCGAACCCACAGCCGGGCACGCTGTGGAAGGTCGCGAACGCGAAAAGAGGAGGACGACAACGATGAAACGACAACTGAACAGGACCAGCCTGGGCTGGGCGGTCCACAACCTGATCGCGCACCCTGCCTCAGAGGTGCTCTGGATCTGCGCGTTCGTCTTGGAGGCGCTGTGTCTGCCGAACCTAGCAGACCGAGCCGAGGATCTGGGCCACTGGATCCATGATGTGACGGTGCCTGATCACGACCCAGGCACAGGAAGAGGGTGACGACGATGAAACTCACACCAGCAGAATTACGACGGATCCGACGCGAGCAGGGGATCGACGCCCGCACGATGGCCGAACGTCTCGGGCTCGCAGAGTCATTCTATACCCGTGTGGAGGCCGGTGAACGGCACGTCCCAGCGCACTGGATCGACGGGCGCTACTGGCTGTTTCGTGGCTACACCAGCACAGCGAGGGGGCCACGATGACAACACACTGGACACTCACAGACTCCTGGCGTACACTGGCCCCCTTCTCCTGTGTCACACGCCCTGTTCGGCTGGCCGCTACTCGTGTAGTTTGCGGCGGTCCAGTAGCGGTGAACAGGCGGAGCGGAGGCGCAGCAGCGAGACAGCACCACCAGGCTGAACTCGCTGTTGGCGTTTTAGGAGGGCAGCGATGACACGACGCCTCGAGCTCGGGCTGCCCTGGCCACCGACGGCCAATCACATCTGGAAGCGTGGCAACCGTCGCACCTACCTGACCGCGAAAGGAAATCAGTGGTACACAGCCGCCGTGGAGTCCATCCACGACCAGCTGTGCTCCTCCTGGCCTGTCGTGTGTGAGGACCGGGTGCGCGTCTCGATCCGACTCCACCCACCCAACCGGCGAAAGTGGGATCTGGACAACCGGACGAAGTGTGTGCTGGACGCTCTCACCCGAGCGGGCGTTTGGCTAGACGACGAACAGGTTGATGAGCTCCACCTGACACGGTGCTCGCTCGACCCTAACAAGCAGGGCTTCGCCCTCGTGACTGTGGAGGTGCTACCGTGAGAAGGAAGGAGCCTGACGAGTTCTTGGCTTGGTGCATTGAGTTTTTGAAACTGCACGGCGAGCCACCAGACGAGATCGACGTCTGGGAAGAGTGGGGACTCGGACTGACGATGCCAGCAGGCGAGCTTCGCATCTATGGGATCCTGGCGTCACTAACTGTGGAGGTGCTACCGTGACACCCGAAAAACTGAGCCAGCGCCTCCACCGAGAGGCGCTCGAGCTACAGCAGATCTACCACCAACTGATCGGAGTCGGAACGCTCCGGGCAGCTCACCGCGTC